CCCATCCTTCAGCCATTTAGCAACGGCGTCCATATTCTCCACCAAAATGACGCCGTTTATATCCGGATCGGCCATCAATTTTAGAATAAATACTCTGCGGTGCTCGTCCGGATCATCTGACCATGTGCAGGGCGGCGATATGCGCTCAATAAAATCACGTTCCAGATTGTTGCCGTTGCCATCATCGCCGTCGCCATCGGCGTACTGGATGATTGTTTCGTCTTTTTTAGCCGGCTCTGTGCTCATGGCGTGATGACCTCACCTCTGAACTGCACACGTTTGTGATCAAATTTAAGGACGAGTTCCGGCTGCAGTAGCAGCCTATCCTTGAATGTCAGGACACAAAACGCAGATGCCCAGTTCTTGGGGTTGTCCTCGGTATAGTCGACAAACGCCTTGGCATCGGTATCGGCTATGCAGCCGCCATCCACTCCATACCGGGTGCCATTATAGTCACTGAATGGCACCACTTTGGCTGAATGAAGGTGGCCGGTAACAATGCTTTTCCCCGCCCACAAGGTGTTATTATGAGGAGCGTGGATCCCGCCCTTAAACCTGTGCTTGATAACTACAGCATCATTGACCCATGTCGACCAGGCTCCCCGCCAGAGCGGGAAATGATCCTTTAGATGGACACCGTGTATTTTTGCATATTCTGGGGCAACATGAGCCAGCCTGGTCTCAAATCTCAGATCGTGATTGCCCAAATTCCAGATTTTTTGCGCCCTGAATGCTGCTTTTTCGATTTCGGCCAGCCGGTCCTTCGACGCCTCTATTTCATCCACTAATTTCGGCCGGGTTTCCCAGCCGATCTGCGGATGTTTGGAGATTGATGGTGCGTCTATCACGTCGCCATTAAAAACAATGGCTATTGGCTTGTAATCTTTACAGAATCGAACCAGTGCCTGGTGGAGAAGCGATGGGGTTTCTGGCCAGTAATGGGCATCGCTGGCCACCAGAACGATCCCATTTTTAACATCCAACGCGATCCGATGCGGGTAAGTTGCTGGTGTGGGCCGCGTTAGGGCCCCATTGCCGCGGGGGATGAATTTATGCCCCAGCTCCTCTAGTCGGTGTCGCCGCTTGAAAACACTGCGCAGAGATAGCCCATATTGCCTTGCCATGGCGTAGGGACCGATGGCATTGAAGCTTTCGATGAATTCCGCCTTCGGCATTGTAGGCGCGATCATTCAAACAGCTCGCTCCGGGGGCGGAAAACCTCTCTAAGTTTTAGAAAAACTGCCCCTAACCCAAGGTACCACTAGCGTCTATCGCAACAAATGTCCATTCCAAGCAAAAACAGCCATTTTAGGCAGCATTAGCCTCCGACCTCAGAATATGCTACACAATTAGAATCACTACGGGGGGACATGAGGGGCGGGGCCCGTGCTTCAACCAAAAATCGGCGCGTGGATTAATTTTGTATTTCTGCTGCTTACCGGCGTCGCTGCCGGTACCGTCGATTTCTACAAGCTTCCTCCTGAAATTACCAACCTTATCAAGGTCTTAGCCGCAAACGCAGCATGGGCTATCTCATGCGCTAATATAGTATTCCACCTCTACTCCTCTTCAACCCAAGGGCCGATGGTCGGCTTCTTCGCTCCAACCCCAGTAGCCGATGAACCGTTCGGCAAAGGAGAAACATATGAACCGTTCGGCAAAGGAGAAAAACATGAACCGTCGTAAACTTCTGACCGGAGCTGCTGTTATTGGCACAGGTGCCGCTGTTAGCGCCTGTACAACCACCAACGGCACCGCAACCGTCAGTCCAGCCGTCATTGATGCTATTGCCAAGATAACAGCCGAGGCTTGCAATATCATTCCCTCAGCGGTTTCCCTAGTGGCGCTGATCGCGGCTGCCTTCCCGACCATCGCTGGTGCCGCTACCATCAGTGCCGCAGTGGCCAATGAGATCGCCTCATTGTTCTGTCACAATACAACGCCGGTTGGTGGCACTGTTGGTGCTGTGCCAAAATTCAATAATGTCGCAGTCGAACTCCATGGCTGGCATATTGTTGACGGCAAAATGACGAGCTTCTGATGTCTCCGTTCATGCTGTCGATGGCCCTGAACATGCTCGGACTAACTGAGCAGCAGAAAGAAATTGTGATGGCGGCCATCCCGGAAGAGCAGGCGGTCGTGGACCTGATCACTAAAAACATGACCACCGTCACTGCTGCGGTAAATCTGTTTAATTCGGTTTATCCGCACATCCAAAGAGCAGCGCCAGCTATGCAGATCCTGGCCGATGCGATAGCCAGAAGAGATGCTTGATCTCCTCCTCTGGCCATTCTGGGCGGCGAGTGGTGCGCTTTTTGGCCTCGCCGCCATGGGCGCCATAATTTACACTATCGCATTACTCGGTGCGCCAAAATGAGCATGTCTACATCATTTTTGCAGCGCGGCGCCAATTTTACCCTGCCGCCGCCTAAATTGCTGTTTGCCGACTACCTCAATAAATCAGCCCTTCCCGACCCGCCAAAGACATTTAGCCATTTAATCGCGGCTCAGCCCCCTGGCGGCTGGGGGATGCTGGGCAACAACAAATGGGGCGACTGTGCCATAGCCGGCCCTGCGCACGAACATATGCTGTGGGCGTGGGCAACGAATAAGCCGATCCCGCGCATGACCGAAGACGTAATCGTCCGGCAATATCTCACTCTAACCCATAATAAGAATACTGGTCTCGATCCCATGGCCATTGCTGCATGGCGGCAAAAGTTCGGCCTAGCTGACGCCGATGGCGTCCATTACAAAATATCTTTCTATGCACGAATATTAACACTGCATCAGATGCGCCAGGCGGCATATCTGTTTGGCTGTGCTGGAGCATGCTGGTTGCTACCAGACAGCGCTGAAGAACAGTTTATTCGCGGTCGAATTTGGGACGATCTGAGTGAAAAACCTAATCCAAAGAAGGGGCATTATACCGTATACGGCGGAGTGAACAGCGCCGGCCATGACCTGTTTATCACCTGGGGCCGCATCCAGGCAGCAACACCAGAATACGTGGAAAAATACATGTGGCCAGGCGGCTCGATCGCCTACCTGAGCCAGGACTACATGACTGCCGCTGGCACGAGTCCCAGGGCAATCAAATGGGCAGACCTCAGTAGTGACCTGAAGCAGCTGCAAGATGGGTGAGCTATGGCCAGCCCGTCTTCCGTAAACCAAAGCAATAACGGCATTTCGTGGACGGGGCTCTTGACCGCGTTCAGCTTTATGGGATCTGTCGTCTATGGCGCCTGGGCGCTGGAGCAATCGCAAATGGCCGGCATCTCAAAAGAGATCGCGCAGTTGCGGGAAGACGTGAGTGCCAAGGATATCAGATTGGCGGCAGAGCTAGCCAAGCGCGAACAAGAAATTAAAGTCAACATCGTCACTGCCGACAGTGAAATTAAAAAAACCGTCAATGACATTCAAAATGAGTTGGACAGGCGACGCGACCAGTTCGCCAATATTAAGGAGTTCGATGAGTTGAAGGCTCGGCTGCTGGACAACGTAGACATCCTGAGAAAACAGCTTACGGTGCTAGAGCAAACGCGCCCGACGACCGGCGAACTTCAGGCCGTACAGACTTACGTCAATAGCCAGAACACGCGATTCGAGGACCGCTTGCGCGCCGTGGAAACTGGCCAGGTCAATCGCACCGACCTCAACAAGAGCTTGGATGTTGTCGGCAATCGAATAGACAGATTGTACGAACTGTACCAGGAGCTAAACAAAGTCATCAATAACAGGGGCATTTCCCTTCCCAGAGTCTAAGCTACTTCGCAACCGAATGTTTCGGTGCCGGAATATCTAGGCCGGGGTCGATGGACATTTTCAGCTGATTGCCGCGCATCTCGAAACCAGTGGGCATGCCGCCGCGAACATTGGCTTTGCCGCCGAGCAAGCTTTGATCGCGGTCCTGCATCTGCTGCCGCGCCTTGCGCTCTTCTTCCCTTTGCGCTTCTAAGGTCATTGCCAAGGGGCGCTCCATCAGCATTTGGCTACCGCGGATGATGGCACCCTTGTACCCAGCCGGCATAAATTGTCCGTCATGGCGCTGGGCCATAACCGGCCGCCAGCCATTTTCGGCAAATCCGAGGTTCTGATCGGCAACCACCTCTTTATTGCCAACCACGGAAACGGCGCACCACTGGTACGACCAGCCCTGGGGCGGGGTTACCTCAAAAATATCAGTTCCGTCTTTGCGGCGGCGCGTGAGGATCTCACCACCGCGACCGCGAAAAACTGAACCAGTGCCAGTGGCTTCTCGCCCGCGCTCTTCCGGAACGATCGACGGTGATTCTACGGTCGGGAGTTCTGCTGCTGGCCTGGCTGTACGAGATCGCGCAGGCTTCGCTTGTGTACGCGGTCGCCCACGCCGCCTGAACGTTGGCTTTTCTGCCGCAGGAGTGGGTGCCGGCTGAGCCTGATCGTTTACTGAGTCGTCCATGTCTTATCGTACTCCCCTCGTTGTTCCATTGCTGCCTTGCGTCTAGCAAATTCCTGTATCCCGATAGGATCGCCGCGCTTCCATCGCTTTTTCCCGGACGGATCGTCATAGGTCCAGGTCAGGGTGCCGTCAGTAGCGCTCTTAGCCTCGCCCTGTGTTAGATGCACCTCATTGCCGCCACCACTTGTGGCACTGCCAGATATCCCAACCGGCACGACTGGAGGTGAGGACTTTTTGGGCTTTGCCGCCGGCGCCTCAGCTTTGGCTTCTGGCTTTTCCCCAATCCCCAAAAAATGCTCGACGTGTTCAAAGTACTCCGGCGAATCAATTGCTGTCCCTTCAGCTAGAGCATCATGGTGGGCAGCAACTAATTTTGCGTTCTTGCGGGGGTCGGTGATCCATTCGCGATGCGCGCGAAGCCAGTTGCCCGACACCTCGCTGGTCTGAGCGATAAATGCTTCGACCGGATCGGCTGGGGCGGCTTTGGCGGGTGCCTGCTGCGCCTGCGCATTCAGCCATGCCCGCTCCTGAGTAGCCAGCTTCCAGTCACTACGAGCGTCGGCAAGGCGTTCTGAGGCATTTGCAGCGCGTGCCCAGTCCCCCGCCTCTTGCGCGGAAAGGATCTCAGCCTTGGCTGCCTCAGACGCGCGCTCTGCCGCAGCAATCGCGACCTCGACACTCGATAGTCTGGATTCCTGGGCCTGCTGTCTGGCAACGGCACTTTCACGTTCGGCCGCTACCCGAGCATCCCGCTCGCCACGCTCCCGGCGAACAGCGCTGTTGCGATCCCGTTGGGCCTTTTCAGCCTGCTTTTTCAGGTCCTCGAATTGCTGCCGAAACTCATCAATCGGACCGGCAGGCGGCACCGCCGCCGCAGGTTCTTTTTTAGGCGGCTCTGGATCGGGGACGATTGATGGAGATGGTGTAATCGGCGGTGATGACCCGCCACCGTCTTCCGGATCGACTTTGACAACAAGATCAGGTTCATCAGCCATTGAGCCCCTCAGTAAATGCTGGTTGGATCGTCGCAAGCCCCTTTGATTGCGACATCTTCAATAATGCGACAGGGGGTTCCGCTCTTGCCGTCGCCAATAAAAAGCTCGGCAGCATCGGCCGGATCGTAGATGATCCAATCGCCTAGTGCGGCGCGTTCTGATTCGGCAAAATCAGCAAACGCATCCGCCCCCAAGGCTAGGACCAGTCCAACTTTGCCCTGGAAGCGGTCTTCTTGCAGCGTTTTATCTGCAAGATAAATTCCGCCTAGGGTTTTTTCTGGCCGGATATATTGGGCGACCAAGACGCGATAGCGCCATGGGCGGACATTCAATCGTTGCGGGTTTGTGAAAAAATCTGAATCCAGGCCGAGAGAATTCAAAAGCGCTGCTTTTGGATTGAAGGCAGATTGCTCGGCAATCTCACGTAGTTTGGCTCGCATCCCCCATTAACGACCTTTCCACCTCCATACACAGTTGCAGTGCGTGCTCAAGACCGCGGAGAAACCCCACTCGTTCCCGGAAATCCGCCCAGTCTTTTGCGCTTCTAAGCTGGTCTAAAAATATATCCCTATCTTGGCCGATTTTGTCCCGCGTTCGCAGCGCGAGCAATGGATGCTCTGCTGGGATCGGCCAGGACGTAATGGTGCCTTGATAGGGCACCTAATTGCGAGCCGCCCGTTTCGCCTTGGCTAGACGGCCGAGGCCGCCCCCAGCCCCACCCGGCAGCTTCGGCCCCATCTTTTTTTTCGCCTCGACGGCACCGCCGGCCGCGTAAGTAATTGGTTTAGGGCGGCCGATGTTCGCGCCATCATTTTTGCCCGGTAGCCCCCATGTCTTGGTCATGTGCTCTGTGCTCTCGATCCACCCCGGTCCCGATTTGGCCATTACTTTGCCCTCCGCACTCTGCCTCCGGCCCGCCGCAGCCCCGGCGGCAGACCGGGTGCCCCCGCCCCTGGAGGTAGACCGGCCGGTCCACCGGGAGGTAAAGAACCGGCCGGCCCCATGCCGGGTGGCGCTCCGGGAGGTAAACGAGGCGCCATCGGCGGTGGCACAAGCCCCGGACCAGCCATAGCCCCCGCTGGTCCGGGGTGTCCTACAATTACGTTAACGTTCGTTTTACCATGCCCCTTAGTACGACCACCGCGGGCGCGGTTAGGCTTGTCTGCCCTGCCGTTGACCCGGCCACCATCCATCCGCATTGCCGTCTTTTTGACCATGCGGCGGACAAGACTCTTATCTGCGGCCTCATCCCCATGCTCGACCGCCCCGCCACTCTTATGCCCTTTGGCAATATGAGCGACCCTGCGGTGTTCGACCTTGGTGGCGCGGTGTTCCTGGTATGGATGGGCCATGACTATTTCTGTCCTTTCGAAGGCGGCGGCGGATGCAGGACTTTATGAACCTCCAATTCGTGCTGCTTTTGTTCCATAGCACGATCATGGGCATTTTGTATAGTGTCGCCATGGAGTTCGGCCAGCGTCCGCTGGTGCTCCAATCCGGCCTGGACAGCCTGCTGGTGCTGGTCGTTAGTCGCCCGCACATGTTCGGCCGCGATTCGGTGAGCGTCCAGCTCTTGTGCCCGCTGTTCATGCCAGGCGTCCGATCGGTGAATGATCATTTCCTTCGCCAGATTGGTCTGGGCAATTGACCGCTCATCAGCCAGTTTTTGCTGATCGATATTAAGCTTGGCAGCAGCAATCTCACTATCCCGTTGGGCTTTTTGCGCCTGTGCCTGGGCTGACAGCATCCGCGCCTGCCCAATCAGCGGATCGGGACCACTCTGTCCGGCCCCCTGTGCCGCTGCCGCTTGTGCCTGCGCTACCTGTTCTGGCGGCAGAATCAGCCCGGTTGGGTCCTCCTTCATTGCCCGCAGACAGCGCCGCAACACTTATTGTGGGTCTAAATGGGCATTTAGGGCAGGATTGGTAGTTAGCTGCACCAAAGCGGTCGCCTTGGCGACACGATGCATGTGCGATGGAACATTCGGGTCGCTGGCGGGTTTAAGAGTACAGCGTTGCAGCGCAAGCTCCAGCTTCTCTGCGGTCCAGCTATCCTCCCCATTCGTGAGATCTTCCGGATTTTCCCGAAAAAGGTTCACCAGCAGAGAAATTTCTTCTGCCTGGGCAGCATGGAGCCCCTTGTGCGCCGCAGCAAGTACTTTGGTGGACTGTTCGATCTGCGCCAGCAATGTACCGACCGGCACGTTCTGCAGCCCCTCACCAGACGGCATATCGGCCATGCCGCCTGATTGCTGTGACTGTTCGGTGATCTGCTGCATGAGCTGGAGCAGACCCGGCGTAATATCCTTGTAGGGCAAAGGCGCCACTACAGCCCGAATGTCCTGTCCTGAAGTTTCAACCGGCTGCAGCACACCGGGAGACAGCTTGATATCAGACGTATTCTGACGTGATCCTAATTTGGCGATCAGCCCGCTCGGAAAGTTGGCGTACATCCCGGTGTCCAGCGCAATCCGCCAGCAGCCCGTCATCGCCGCAGAGGCATTCCCGAGGACGTGCAGCAATCCGGTTCCGTAAAATCCAGGCCCCGGTATCCACGGGAACTTAACGTACAGCTTTCGCCGATTGCAGTCCTCGTCGTCTTCGTCCCAGTCCCGGCGTATGCTCTTGATTTCCCTCGAATCTTTTTCGACCGTCACCAGATATGGCAGCGGGATGCCCTCACCCTTAAATTTTCCCGGTGCAAACTGCGGCAAATCAAGTTCGCACTGTGTTTCCCAAATCGTGTACGGCTGATCTTCCGGCCGCACCGGAGTTGCTTCGGTGCCCTGTATATTGGCTATTGCCTGGTCGACAGCATCCGGCTGTAGCTGTGACGGCTGCGACAGCGCCGTGGTGCGATACGCCCCGATGAGTTCCATGCGCCGCATAATAGACGGACGGATTTCGCTCTGATGGGTGATTCGCTCGCAGGAACGCAGGTCTTTTTTCGCGTTGCTCACGATCAGGTCGTCAGGATCTATTGATTCTGACACCGGCCGACGCCGCATCGGACAACGATAGATTTTTTTGAACCCGGAGCCGCCAAAAATAGCCCCCCACAACAGCATGTGGCTGGTATCCGAGTAATACTCCGCCGCCCTGCTGGTCAGGTAGAAGTTAAGCGCATTTTCCAGTGATTCGGCTAATTGCTCGTCAAGATCCGCTGGCTCCCCTCCCTCGGCCACGACCTTAACCGGCCCCTCTGCCGGCAGGAACTCACCTACCGCATTGGCCCAGGATTTAAGACAGGCATCCAGCAACAGCGGGTTCGAAACCGTGCTTACGCCCTCAGTGACCTGGCCGCTGTCTGCGGCGGTCGCTCGCGGCTGCTTGATTTCAATGCCGAGGATGTCCAGCCCGCGCTTGCGGATTTCGATATATTGCGCTCGGCTGCGGATATCGGCTTCAATGGCGTCACAGAGATTGCCGGCTAGGTGCGACAGCTTCTCACGGTCAATCTCGTCGCTGAGATCGCGATAAAAATCCTGCTTGTCCGCATCAGACTTGGGCCGATGTGCATCCAGCTGCACAATCACCCCGCCGTCTGGCTGGTCAGATTCAATCGTTCCCGTTACCGGGTCGACACGGACTGAGTCGTCATCTTGGTCGATGACAACC